CGACCGGCCTCGAGGCGGTCGATTACTGCGGCATGGGCGCGATGCTCATGCGGACCGACGTCGTGGCGGATCTGCCGCGGCCGTGGTTCCGGCACGGGCTGAACGCCCAGGGCGGGGACATCGGCGAGGACGTCGGGTTCTGTCGCGCGCTCCGTGCGGCGGGGCACATGGTCTACATCGACCACGACCTCTCGAAACAGGTGGGGCACATTGGGCAGCACACGTACCGACTCCAAACCGAAGCCGTCGCAGTCTGAACAGGCCATCGTCGAGCTGCAGCCGCCGCCGGCCTTTGGGTTCAGCGGCACGGCCAAGTTCCTCATCGTTGAGGACGCGGTGCTGATCGAGGAACTGTTGAAGCGCGGGTATACCCGGGTGGACCATGATCGCGGCTGAACGCGACACCGTCGAGGTGCCGGGCTGGTTCAATCATGGCTCGACGATCCTCGGGTTGGTCGAGCAGTATCAGCCGAAGGTCTGCGTCGAGCTGGGCACGTGGCTCGGCGCGTCGGCGATCCCCGTGGCCCGGGCGCTTCGGCGGTGGGGGGGGACGCTGACGTGCGTGGATACCTGGGCCGGGGATGTGCGGGTCGGCGATGTCCAGCCCCAGCCACCCGCTGCGGCGGCGGCGCCGTGGATGCTCGTGAGCTGTGCCCGGCATCTCATTGACGCCGGGATCGCGAACGTCCGCCTGATCCCGGCGACGACGCTCGACGCGGCGCTCTGGTGGGACCGCCCGATCGATTACCTCTACATCGACGCCGGCCACACCTACGAGAGCGTGCGCGCCGACCTCGACGCCTGGGCGCCGCATGTGAAGCCGGGCGGCCTCCTGCTCGGCGACGACTACGGTCACCGCCTCTTTCCCGGCGTCCAGCACGCCTGGGACGAATACGAAGCGGCGCACGGCCTCACCTTGACGCGCTATCAGTCGACGCCGCCGGACCCAGACGGCATCCACCTTATTTACGGCACCGTGTAAGGAGACTCACGACATGAGCGACGAGAAACCCAAGAAAGTCACGGTCGAAGCCATCAAGTACCACACCCACGCCGGCGAGGAATACCAGGTCGGCGATACCTACGACGTCGACGAGGACGCGGTCGCCTCGCTGCAGGCGCAGGGCATGGCGATCCGCACCGACCGCGCGGCGGTCGCGAAGAAGGCCGACAAGGACGCGAAAGCGAAGAAATAACGCGTGCACATCGAGCTCCAGGCGTTCGGGCGGAAGATCGAGCTGTCGACGAAGGGGCTGGCGCTGGCGCCGCTCTCGAGCCGTGGCGCGTGGTGGCCCCTCGTGGGCGAAGCGTTCACCGGCGCCTGGCAGCGCAATATCGAAGTCCGCGCGGCGGACGTGCTCACGTACTCCGCGGTCTACGCCTGCGTCTCGCTCATCGCCGGCGACATCGCGAAGCTCTGCCTGCGGCTGGTCGAGCAGGACGACGACGGCATCTGGACCGAGACGACCTCGGCGGCGTTCAGCCCGTTTCTCCGCAAACCAAACCGCTACCAGACACGGATCAAGTTCGTCGAGCAGTGGATCACCTCGAAGCTGACGCGCGGGAATACCTACGCGTTGAAACAACGCGACAGCCGCGGCGTGGTGACGTCGGCGTATGTGCTCGACCCGAGCCGGGTCACGCCGCTGGTCACGCCGACGGGTGATGTCTACTACCGGATCACGAAGGACGACCTGGCCGAAGTCGCTGAACCCTTCGTCATCGTGCCGGCGCGCGAGATGTTCCACGACATCATGTGCGCGCTCTACCACCCGCTGATTGGCGTCAGTCCGATCTATGCGTGCGGCGCGGCCGCGGTGCAGGGACTGGCGATTACGAACAACTCGAAAACCTTTTTCGAGAACGGCGCGAACCCGAGCGGGATGCTGACCGCGCCGGGGGCCATTTCGAACGAGACGGCGGCGCGGCTCCTGGCGACGATTGCCAGCAAGAACGCTGGGGACACCCTGGTCGGGGGCGATGGGCTGAAGTACGAGCAGTTCACGATGTCCGCCGTCGACGCGCAACTGATTGAACAGTTGAAGTGGTCGGCGGAAACGGTGTGCTCGGCCTTCCATGTCCCGCCCTACATGATCGGGGTGGGGCCGCCGCCGCCCTACGCCAACATCGAGCCGCTCCTCCAGCAGTACTACAGCCAGTGCATCCAGAGCCTGCTCAACGCGATGGAGCTCTGTCTCGACGAAGGCCTCGGGATCGTCGAGAAGGTCGACGGCCGGCAGTACGGCGTCGAGTTCGACATCGACGACTTGATCTGGATGGACACGGCGACGCGCACGAAGGCGGCGAACGACTCGATCAGCGGCGGCTCGCTGTCGCCGAACGAAGCGCGCAAGAAGTATCACGGCGTCGGGAAGGTCGCCGGCGGCGCGTCCCCGTACCTCCAGCAGCAGAACTATTCGCTCGCGGCGCTGGCGAAACGGGACGCGGACGATCCGTTCGCGAAGCCCGACCCGGCGCCGGCGCCGCCGCCCAACCCGGACGACCCGCCGCCGCCCGACATGGCGAAGCACTTCGGGGCGAGCCTCGAGAAATCCCTGGACGACCTCTATGCAGCGTGAACACGTCGAGGCGCTCGCCGCCGAGGTCGCGCAGCACATCCGGAAGGCCGTGACGCCGCTGCAGCAGCAGCTCGCGGTGCAAGGCGCGCAACTCGCCGATCTGCAGCGGCGCGTGCAGGACGACGCGTTCACGCACGAGCTGGGAGGCCTGCGGGAACGCGTCGCCATCCTCGAGGTCCGGCCCGTGCTGCCTGGCCCGCCTGGCGATCCCGGCCCCCCGGGGAAAGACGGCGTCGACGGGAAGCCGGGCCTGACGTATTGCGGCGTGTTCCAGGACGGGAAGGCCTACGACGTCGGCGAGCTCGTCACCTGGGCGGGGTCGACGTGGCACTGCAACGCCCCGACCGAGACGAAGCCGGGCGAGGGCGCGCACGCCTGGACCCTGATGGTCAAGCGCGGCCGCGACGGGAAGGACGGGAAGCCGTAGATGGCGGCCGTCCTCGTCACGCTCGCGACGGCGAAGCTCCACCTGCGGATCACGACAGCCGCGCTCGACCCCGGCGACGTCGACCTGCAGCTCAAGCTCGATCAGGCGGAAGCCATCATTCTCCGGTACCTGAAGGGCCAGGCGGATCCGCTGTGGGTGAGCCCGGCGACCGCGCCGGGGAATGTCACCGCCGCGATCCTGCTCCTGCTCTCGGCGCTCTACGAGCACCGCGGCGACGATGAGACGCTCAACGAACAGACGTGGACCGCGATCGAGCGGCTCCTCGTCGGGATCCGCGATCCGGCGCTGGCCTGATGAGCACCGTCGAGGTCGGCCGCCGGATCCACCTGGTGACGTTCGCCAACGCCACGACGGGGCCGGACGGGGACGGCAGCTTTACCGACACGTTGACGCCGCTGACGCCGCCGACGCTTTACGGCGAGATCCGGCCGGCGACGGCGCGTGATCTCGAGCGCCTGGCGGCCGGCACCGTGCTGTCGATGGAGACCCTGATCGTGATTGTGCCGTTTCATGCGGGCGTGACGACGAAGACGCGGCTGACGTGGCTCGATCGGGCCGGGCGGTCGCATGCGGCGAACGTCACCGGCGTCAACAATCCGGACCAGCGGTGCATCGACCTGGTGCTGGTCGTCGTGGAAGTGGTGGCCTGACATGCCGCGCGGGCGCTCACAATTCGTCTGGTCGGGGATGCGCGAATACCTGGCCGAGCTCCAGAAGCTGCCCGAGGAGGCCAAGGCCGAAGCGCTGAAGGCAATCGAGGGCGAGGTGAACGGCGCGTATGTCACCGTCAAGCGCGTGTATCTGGATCACAAGTTCACCGGCACGCTCGCCCGGCGGTTGACCATTGCGCCGATGGCCGGCGGGATGGTCCTCCGGAGCGGCTCGCCGATCGCGTGGCTCTTCGACAACGGCTCGAAGGCGCGGCACTACACCGGGACGGACAAACGCGGGCGCGTCTTCAGCAACGCCGATCGCGGCGCGATGTGGGGGCACACGGCGCCGACGCATGTCTTCGCGAGCGCCGTGGCCAAGGGCCGGCGCACGCTGACGCGCAAATTCAAGGAGATGCTCCTGCGGCGCGGGGCGGTCTCGGTGACGGGCGAGTAAATGGCCGACTCGAGCGACATCGACAACGCCCTCCAGATGAAGCTGGCGAATGACGCCACGTTGCTCGCGCTGTGCCCGAACGGCGTCTATGTCGACGAAGCGCCCCCGGGCTCGACCCGGTTCGTGATCGTGTCGCTCGTCGAGGAAGCCGACGGCGGCATCTTCGGCGGGCGCGCGATGGAGGACGCGCTCTACCAGGTGGAGGCGCAGATGCTGTCGACGGCCGGCGGGAACATCAAGGCCGCCGCGGCGCGGATCGATGCGCTGCTCGAGCAAGGGACGTTGACGGTGGCGGGCTATTCGCTGATGGCGCTCTATCGCGAGTCACGGATCCGGCTCACCGAAGTCGACGCGGTCGACAGTGCGATCCGCTGGTACCGCCGCGGCGGCAACTACCGCCTGGTCGTGTCGACATGAGAGACGTCCTGCTCTACGGCCTCAGCCAGTCGATCGAGCAAGCGGCCCTGCTGCAGTGGA